ACCGCGATGGCTTCAACCGCGATGGCTTCAACCGCGATGGCTTCAACCGCGATGGCTTCGACCGCGATGGCTTCAACCGCGATGGCTTCGACCGCGATGGCTTCGACCGCGATGGCTTCAACCGCGATGGCTTCAACCGCGCTGGCTTCAACCGCGATGGCTTCAACCGCGCTGGCTTCAACCGCGCTGGCTTCAACCGCGATGGCTTCAACCGCGCTGGCGAAAAACTTCCACCGCTATGAGTATAAGCTACGAGATTTCCATCATCTGCGATTGTTGCTCAGAAATGACCAGCAGCGGACCCTTTGAAGGTCCAGACGCAATTCAAGCGGTCAAGGATGCGGAGAGAAGCGGGTTTATGACTTCGCTTCACAATGGCCAAGTCATTCACCGATGCCGTGAGTGTGTTGATGCAAGAAAGTATCCGACAATTCCGAAAGGAGGCCGCGTGAAACACCGATTCAAATTACTCGAAGGCGCGGTCCGTAGAATCCAGCAACTCGAAAAGACCGTGGATCATTACGATAGAATTTGCACACGCCTCAGGCGCGGAGAGGCGGCTGATGGCAATGCTGGCCTCTCAAAGGCCAGAGTTTTTCAACCCACTCGTGGCTTCCGGTGCGGAGTTGTTGCGCGACGAAATTCTAAGGGAGGCCGCATGAAACCAACCTCTCTCATAGTCCTCCTCGTCCTGCTGGCAATAGGCTTCACAGCCTTCGGGATAAAATTCCTGTTGCAAGATGGACGGTGGATTTTGGGACCGTGTGATTTAGTTGCTGCGAGCTTTTGTTGGATCATGGCCTGCAAGCTTGGGAGGAAGGAATAAAAATGACCATTCTCGGTTTCACCAACGATGGACCCTGGGACATGCCTGGCCTTGGTCCGCATTTGCAATTTACCTGTCGCAACAGTCCGGCGAAAGACCCATGTGCTGGCGCGACGTTCTACATTCCAGTCAGCAATGCTTCCAAGAGACGGATTATGAAACGCGCCAAGCAGGTTCGCGCAGACTTTCAGCAGAATAAGAAACAAGCGCGGATCAAAGTCCAGACCGCACTAGCTAACTGCAACTATTGGAAGCGGCTGGCCGAAAAGGGTGCGGCTGCAATTGTTAAATGGGGTATGGGGAAATGAGTGAAATAATCGGAAGAATTCAGCCAGTGATCATTTTGCCACTGGACATGATGAGTAAAAAGGACATTGCCATTTTGCGCCGAAACATGCTTTGCGTCGTTGAGTGCAAAGACCCGTCAGCCGTGCGATTTTGCGAACCGCCACCAAACGGTTATTCAGAGCAAGAGAAGGCCGCGATCAAGTTATGCCGATACGTCATGTCGCAAAACTCAACCGTTGGCTGGACGAAAAGAGATCTGGCTGAAAGGCTTGCTGACTTTTTTATTGCTGGTTCTCCATTGGAAGGCGCGACAAGGGTGCCGACCGTTCCAACGACAAAGAAATGATCGTTTCAATTTCTATATTCGTTTTTCTCGCCTGCTGGTCGGGTCTGGTTCTGATGGCGGCGAGAGTGGCCTGGAGGCGATCTGCACCGCCTTCAGGTCAGACTTTTGCTGCACCGTCGCGCGGTCGCAACGTGCGCGGATCGGGATCGCTTCCCGAGACTCCGTTAAATGACCATGGAAATCCTCAGTTTGTGGACAGCTTAAAGCGAAAGCGGACGTGCGGAGGAAGGTTGCAGCAAAACATTTACTTCGTGCCGAGAGAACGGCTTGCGTCGTTTTTGATGGCCATTGCGCCGACGATTAGGAGGGTGAAGTGACACGCGACCGAGCAAAGGCATTGCTTCCGATAATTGCGGCTTACGCCAATGGTGAAACGATTCAGGAATGGATCAAGCGATGGCCGGACTGCGAGAACCCAAAGTGGATCGACATTGATTTTCCGCCATTCGGTAATGCTTCAAAAGTTTTCCGCATAAAACCCAAGCCGCGTGAATGGTGGATTGTTGGCGATTATGCCTTCCTTACACAAAATGAGGCTTTGGATTACGCAGACAGGCGCTTTCCACCGACTACACCGCCTCTCCCGATTCACGTCACAGAAACCCCATGAACCCAAAATTAAAAGCCATCGCCGAGTCCGCCGCCGCCGATCTTGTCGATCTGGTTGCGGAAAAAGAAACCGAAATTCTCGAAGCCTGGAATGCAGCCGAGGAAGAGGCGCAGCTTCAGGAAACGAAACCGAAGTTCAGGCTCGGGTTGGCGATCACGCTGGACCTTGATCAAGATAAAATGGAGACCGCTTTGACTTTCGGCATTCGGATCAAGGCGTCCACGTTTAAAGAAATTCCTGACCCGGATCAAAAAGACCTGCCGTTAAAGGCAGCGTAAAGACAAACCCAAAACGAAAGAGAAAACAGTTATGACAACCCAAGCAGTAGCAGAACCGACAAAGCTTTTCGAGCGGCCAGCACGCGGCCAGGTTGCGCAAACCAAAAAGACAATTCGAGACGAAATCAGCGGCGACCGCTTCAAGATGGCGCTGGCCAAGATCCTGCCAAAGCACGTGACGGCAGATCGAATTATCAGCGTGGCGATCTCCGCGCTCACTCGCAACCCCGACCTTGCCAAATGCGACCCCGCAACTTTTTACCAAGCCTTGATGAAGCTGTCCGCGCTCGGCCTCGAGCCGGATGGCTACCAGGCGCATTTGATCCCCTTCTGGAATTCGAAGCGTAACTGTTTCGAATGCGTCCTCATCGTGGACTATAAGGGACTCGTTGAGATAGCGATGCGAACCGGCATGTTTTCTCAGCCGCCAATCGCGCAGGTCGTTCGCTGGAATGATGACTTTGTTTGGGACAAGGGGTCCGTGATTCGGCATGTGGTTGACTGGAAGTCTGACCGTGGCGCCGTGTATGCGGCTTACGTGATCGTTAAAAGCAAGGCAGGCGGCGAGATTGGACACGTCATGTCCAAGGACCAGATCGAGGACATTCGAAAGCGCAGCAAGTCACCAAATAAAGGTCCGTGGCTAACTGACTGGGACGAGATGGCAAAGAAAACGGTCTTCAAACAAATGAGCAAATGGCTACCTCGCTCGCCAGAGTTTCGGGACACACTGGAAGCCGACCCAGACATTGACCAGCGCCGTTTTGAGGCGTCTCGGCCTATCTTTGACGCAACGCAGAACGCGCCAGCTATTGAGGACCGCGAGCCGGAACAGCTCGCCGAGCGCCAGGAATACGAACCAACGGATCGGGACGACCCAGGTGATCAGGAAGCGCGAACAGAGGCCGAACCGTCCAAAGAGAAACCCGCAGCCAAACCCGTCCAAAACTACGTCAAAGCCGTCAAGGGTTTGCTCAACCTTTCAGGAATAAGCGAAGTTGATCTGATCTCCTACCTTCACCAAACAGGCCAGCTTGACGAAGGGATCGGCACAGTCGCGGCAATGGCCGAGGTCGCAGCTACGACGCTTCAAAAGTGTCATGATAACTGGAACCAGATCGCGACTGAGGTTAAGACGAGGAAGGCGGCCTAATGAAAACCTATTGGGATTATACTGACCAGGAAAGGTCTGAGTTGCCAGAGGTGACAGTGATCGAATTACTAAGGGTTGAGCTTATGGTTGCTGGCGTAGCCAGCCCAAAGCCACCAGTGCTTTTAGACGTGCCAGAATCACCGCTTGGCGGTCGCAAGAAATACTTTGGCGTTGTTGGAAAGTCCAGATACGGAAGCGACGAGTTTCTCGATCCGGTATTTGAGACGCCGGAAAAGGCCCAGGCATTCTTGGACATGCTCGCTTGTCGCCGGGGTTACGATTACGAGATCGGCACCGATACTGAGTACGCCATACCGATCACGGACGCCAAGATCCAGCAAGTGGAACTTTACAGTCTCGATCAGATCAACTCCTTTCGGTCTGAGTTAAAAAACCGCAAAGCAAAGAGTGAGGCCAATGCCAAGGCTCAGTCAGAATTTACCGAGGCCAGCAATAAGGCTGAAAAGGTAACGGAGAGAGTTTGGGAGGACTGGAACAAGCAAAGGCAAATGCGCCAAAGCTTGCGCGAGATCGTTTCCCGATTCTCTGAGTATGTTGGCCTGACAGGCGGCGAGGAACAGACCGCACTTAAGTTTCTTCGAAAGGCCAATTCCATTTACGAAATACAGGCCGCAAGAGAATGGTTTCCCGGAATGATCCCCGAGTTGGAAACCGTCATTGACCAAGCACCCGAGGCGGCATGAACTTTTCGTCCTCCCAAGAAGCTCCGGTGAAGACATCTGCAACTAAGCTATCCGGCGATGTTGAGGGAGGACGGAAGACTTTAGACGAGCGATGCGGGTTGACCTCGGCGAGCGCAGCGCAGCGGCATTCTCTTTGTCCCGGCTCTTACCTTCTCGAACGCGACCAGCCTGAAATACCGTCACCCGACGCCGAGTCAGGAACGCGCATTCACGAAGCGTTGGCAGCGTTTAGTCCAGCCGGACTGTCGCCGGAAGAGGCTGAGACTTATCAAATGTGCGCGGACATGGATCGCGCTGGCGCCGAGACTTGGGGTGTTGGAAACGTGCGCAATTGCGTCGTTGAGGAGCGACTGTGGCACCATTGGTGGAAGCATGGCGAGGGCCAGCTCTCCCACTCAGGCAAACCCGACCGCGTTTACTTTTCAGAAGGCAAACGCGCTCGCATAGTTGACTTCAAAACCGGACGTAATGAGCCGCCTGAGAGTTCAAGGAACAAACAGCTTCGCGATCTTGCCGTCCTTGTCTGGAAAAACTATCCGATAATTGACGAGATAACCGTGGAAATTATCCAGCCTTGGGTCACGCGCACTCCGTCGCCTTGCGTTTACCATTTGCGAGACCTTGAGCGAGCCGCGAAGGAAATGGAAGCGAGGGTTGAAGCTTCGCACCGTGGGGGACCAAGGACGCCAAGCATTGAGGCGTGTCGCTGGTGCCGAGCTTGCGCGATATGTCCTGAATTCATGGCCGCTGGAATGCCGCCAGCAACGGTCAGCCGCGACCTTGGAAAAGTTCCTTGGATAGAAGCGTCCATTGCGAGACTCACCGGCGATCAACTCGGCCAATTCCTTCCTATGGTGCGCCTATGCGCCGAGGTTGCTGAAGCTGAGGTTCGCGCAAGGATTGCCGCCGATCCTAATGGCGTGGCTGGCTGGAAACTTTCGCCTGGACGAATAACCGAGAAGATCATTGATCCACAAACTGTATTCACGCGCTTCGTCGCGCTAGGTGGCACTCAGGACGCTTTTCTTAAAACGGTGAGCGTTGGGAAGGGGAAGCTTGAGAACGCGCTGTGTGACGTAACCGGCGCTAAGGGGGTGGCCTTAAAGAACGAGGTGGCTAGAGTCATTGAAGGCGCGACCGAGGCCAAGCAGGGTGCCGAAATGCTGGAAAGGGACAATGGAAACCACTGATCAACTTCCATTTGCTGAAAAGGCTAAAACCTGGCGCGTGCAATGGCGAATTGGTGACTCGGGAACCTGGAAGCTTTGGCCGGAATGGGCCGACATTCCCGACGAAGAATGGCTACGCGAAGAGGACGCTCAGCAAAGGTTGAAATACTGGGAGACGAGAGGGTTTCCGCTAAACTTTAGAATTGTTGAAAGTCAATGAGTGATCCAATCCACATAATCAGCCTGGGTGCTGGCGTGCAATCTTCAACCATGGCGTTGATGGCTGCCGCTGGCGAGATAATGCCGATGCCGCAACTTGCCGTTTTCGCTGACACGGGAGACGAGCCGTCAGAGGTTTACGATTGGCTCGAACTGTTGAAAAGGCTTCTGCCTTTCCCTGTCAGGGTTGGCCACTATTGCCGACTATCGGACCATCTCTTTGATTCTGGACATACCGAAATTCCATGCTTCATCAAAAACGAGGATGGGTCAGTAGGCTTAGGCCGTCGGCAATGCACGCGAGATTGGAAGTTGCGCGTTATCTCTCAACAAGTCAGGCAACACTTTGATTGCACTCGGCGGCGATTGCCTGACGGATTCTTTACTCAGTGGATCGGTATTAGCCTGGATGAGGTGTCTCGCGCAAAGGATTCCCGCGAAGGCCATACAAAGCACCGCTTCCCACTACTTGAAAAGCGGCTTACACGCTTTGATTGCGTTCGATGGTTGGAAAGTCGCGGTCATAGGCCGCCGAAGTCAGCTTGTGTTTATTGTCCATATCGTGGCCCGAAACAATGGCGAGACAGCAAGGCTAAGGGTGGTGCTGAATGGGACCTGATCCGAACGGTTAGCGCAAAGCTTGCCGCTCGCGGCGAATTTCTAACGGCGCACTGCTTGCCGATTGATGAGGTTGATTTCTCGACCGAGGAAGAACGCGGGCAAATCAACCTGTTCAATAATGAGTGCGAGGGGATGTGTGGAGTATGACACTCAAATTTAGAATTGTGCAAGTATGACTTCGCTCTTTCCACAGTCCGAACAGTTGCCGCGTGCGTCAAAGCATTGGTTTCAAACGCGAGATGGCGACCCATACGGCTATGAAATCTCACGCCGCCACTATTCTGCAAGGCGTTACCGCGAACAAAGGCAGCGTTTGTTCGTTGGGCCTGGGCGCAAGCTAGTCTTGCTGTCCGCAGATGGGGCGGCCCTTTTTGTATGGCGGGCATTTAAGGACAATACCCAACCAGCGCAAATCGGTTTTAACTGCGCATTGTTCCGAAACGAAGGCGACTCTCTGAGCAGTGACCTTATTCGTGAAGCGGTGGAAATTGTCTTTGACCGCTGGGGTCGTGACCGCTGTTACACGTTGGTTAACCCAGCGAAGATCCGCAGCTCAAACCCCGGCTTTTGTTTTCAAGCGGCTGGCTGGCGCAAATGTGCGGTAAGTAAAACGGGGAAGGTTATTCTTGAATTTAGAATTGTGGAGGTGGGGAAGTGACACTTCAACAATTCCTTCGAGAACTGGGTAAGATTAAGGGGTGGACCTTGTGTTCCAATGGCTGGATAAGGCGTGATTGCCGATGTCCGATTGAGGCCGTGGTAGGTTGTGAGGTATCTGGTTGGGTTTACGATGCGGCAATTGGCCTCGGGCTTCGTCCAATGGTCGCCTGTGCAATAATATCAGTCGCCGATAGTCCCACTAAAACCCTTACACCAAGCCATCAACGTCTCCGTAAGCGCCTGCTCAAAGCCTGCGGGTTGAAAGAACCATGAACCTAAACCCCACCGACCACAACTTCAGGCCGGACAAATTCTGGCCAGGCTATTTCGTCTGCCTGACCACCGGCAACGTCTGCGACCTGGCCGAGACCCAGCGTATTATTCGGACGCGGCTTTGTGCTGCAGAGGCCAAGGCCGCGAATTTGGCACCGGCTTTAAGTCGTGAGGAAGTTAAGGAGAAGATGCGGGGTAGGTTTGAGGAAATGAGGAAGGAAGCAGCGGCATGAAGAAACCAAAACTTGTGAGGGTTTTCGGAAATGGCGCAACCGCCTGTTTCGACGATCAAGGTCAGCAAATAGGAGAATTACAGGAAGGTCTGATCGTGCTCTGGGCCGAACATGCAACCAGGCTTGGGTGGGACGTGGACGGTTTGATAGTCGATGGCCATTTTGGAAAATGTAGAATTTTCAAGACCGAGATCGGCTGGAACTGGGAGAGTGCATGACCATCACCTTCGAAGTCTTAGGCCATTGCCAAACAGCAGGCAGCAAACGCGGCTTCGCCATCGCGCGCAAAGGCCAACCCATGACCTTGAATGGCAAATTCAATGGCCGAGTCCTGATCACGGACATGAACCCTAAAGGTCGAGAGTGGAAAAACAGGATCGCTGACATTGCCAGCCAGGCCATGGCCAAACTGGATTTACCATTTCAGGAACCACTACTTACCGGACCCGTCGAAGTCTGGTTTGAATTCAGGATGCCACGACCGCAAAGCCATTATCGCACTGGACAGTTTTGCGGACATTTGAAGGACTCGGCGCCGACCTGGCACATTGGAAGGCCGGACGCGCTAAAGCTGGCACGTTGCGCTGAAGACGCATTGACCGGCGTGGTATGGCGCGACGATTCGCAGATCGTGAAGGAACACCTTGAGAAAGTTTATGGCGATGTGCCTGGAATGAATGTCACGATTTGCACGCTGGCTGTGGCGGTGGAAAGGGTGATGGAGAAACAGGCTGGGTTGGCGCTGGCATGAATATGAGTGTGCAAATCATCCAAGGTGACGCGCTGGAACGTTTGCGTGATCTGCTGGATGGATCTGTTCAAACTTGCGTTACGTCGCCGCCGTACTGGGGTTTGAGAAATTACCAAACTGGTAAATGGGTGGGTGGTGACGAGAAATGCGAGCACGCGGGAAGTGAACGCTACTATACCGAACAATCAGCCGCGGTGTCTGGTGGCGAGGCGTTCTCCGATCCTGGGGTCGCCAACTCAGACCGAGTGAAAAAGGCAAGATGGCGGGAGGCTGGAACCTGCAAGTGTGGCGCGAGGTATGTGGACCAGCAACTCGGTCTTGAGTCCACGCCGGCGGAATACGTGCGCAAAATGGTTGCCGTATTTTCCGAGGTTAAGAGGGTGCTTCGCGACGATGGCACACTTTGGCTGAATTTGGGTGATAGTTACTCACAAGGCAATAAAGGCAACTCAGGCGAGTTAAGAGAAGTCCAAAAGCAGTCCACTAATCACGGTTCACATGATACCCGCCGCGGCGCGGCCATTTCACCAAATCGAAAGAATGGAACCAGCGGGACATGTAAACCAAAGGATTTGATCGGTCTTCCTTGGATGGTCGCTTTCGCGCTGCGTGATGACGGTTGGTTTCTCCGCAGTGACATTATCTGGGCCAAAAAGAACACCATGCCGGAATCAGTCACCGACCGGCCGACCAAGAGCCACGAACACATTTTCCTTTTAACGAAACGAGCGAACTATTTTTACGATCACGAAGCGATCCTTGAGCCATGCAGCGAAGGCACGCACGCCAGAATCTCGCAAGACTTGCAGAATCAGGTTGGAAGCTGGCGGGCGAACGGCGGCGGAAAAACAAACGGTCCAATGAAACCGGTCGCCACGCAATCCCCGGCAAGCTGGAAAGGCAGCGAATTTCACACCGGCAAGACCGCAGACCACCAACTTGGACGCGCGTCTCAGAATAGAAAGGTTGCGCCTGCAGGAAGCGGGATAAAATCGAACGAGTCTTTTGAGGCAGCTTGCGTAATGCCGGTAATTGCACGCAACAAGCGAGACGTGTGGTTTGTTGGAACGCAGCCATATTCAGAAGCTCACTTCGCCACGTTTCCTCCAGACCTTATCAAACCCTGCATTCTCGCTGGCAGCAGGCCGGGAGACACAGTGTTAGACCCATTCGGCGGATCGGGCACGACCGGCATGGTCGCGCTAGAACTTGGACGCAAGGCGATATTGATCGAACTCAACCCGGAGTATTGCCAGCTAATACGCCAGCGAACGAACGTAACCCCAGGACTTCAACTCGCATGAAAACCCTTAGCATTATCGAGCGCGCCAGTCTCAGGCTGGAAAGCCTCGGCGTTTACAAGCGAAATTGTCACACGACGAATTTTCTTGAGGGGAAAGGCGTGCTAGTGGTGAGACGGTTTCCGTGCGAGAACCTTTCGATCGGCGCACAACTTGAGCCGGTGTTTCACACGTTTGAGCCGACAGCGCCGGCGAAGGTCGTGCTTGAGGCGTTTATGTGTTTGGGATGAAGGCGGAATTTTCAGGGCAAGTAATACCTGTTTTGTTGACAGGCCAGTTTTATTGCGACGTTTTGTGAAACGAAAACCGAAAAGACTTACCACCGCTGCCGGCACAGGCTCACCCTCCAGGTGTTCACATGGCGTCGCAACCAATGACGCCGGCAGCATTGGTCAGTCACCTCGGTTTTTGAAAGTAAGTAATCCCTTTTTATGTTAGCGCGAGATATTCGTAGAAATTATTTCCGCCTTTTGAGAGACCCTCGCTGGGAATTGCGGCTCAAGGAATTGCTGGCTGAAAAAGCCGCTGATAAATTTAAGTAGAGTTATGCCATACTTAAACCTAGACCTAGACTACTTCGACCATCCTAAAACGATGCGATTGGTCAGACTGCTGGGAGTGGGCGCTGAACTGTTTCCAGTTCGACTGTGGTGCTATTGCGGAAAGTTCCACTACGAGGATGGGCGGTTTGAGGGCTACTCCCCGGAGGAGATCGAATCTCGCGCCGGTTGGAAGGGGAAGGAAGGTCTCATGCTTCAGACCATGAAACAAGTGGGTTACATGGAAAGAAGCGCAGGACATTGGCAGATGTGCAACTGGAATGAGCACCAGGGACACATAGCGAAATATAGGGAAAGGGGCAGGCAGGCAGCCATTGCTCGATGGTCGAAAGCGAGGGATGATCTTGATGCCACAAGCAATGCCACAAGCATTGCGGGAAGCAATGCTCCAGCCTTACCGACTAAACCGACTGATCCAAACCAGCCAGCTAAACGATTAAACGGTGAACGGTTAACCACGATCGAGGATCGATCCAATGGGGAATTAACCGTTACCCGTTCATCGATTAACCGCGATAAGGAAACGGAATTGATGGGACGGCTGACCACCGCGCTTGGCATAGACGAAATGGAAACAACCGGAGGCCATTGGCGAGTTAACCACGTGAGAAAGCACCCGGCACTGTTGGAGCGTGCTATTGCCGAGGTGGAGCGAATGACGAAGGAAGGCGAGACGTTCACAGTCAATGCCGCAGCCTGCCTTGAAGATCTGGTGAAGCGATGGAAGTAATTCCTATCAACGTCGCACTCAAGCCAACGTGCCGCGAATGGCGCGGCATTGTGGGAGCTTTGGCAAAAACAAATTCATTACCAATGCGATTTTTTGAAAAAAACAGGATTTCCGCGAAAAATCGCCATTTCAGGTTACCTGTCGCTACCGACAAAAAACCGCAGAGTTTTCAAATTTTCGTTTTAACTAAAACGTGATAATCCACCAATCCCAAGCCAAGAAGCCGTGCGGGTTGTGCCTTTACCGGGTTGGTTTTGGCCTCACATTCATTTCCACTCGGCTTGCGGTAAATAAAAAGACGGCGTGGAAGTGGTTTGCTGATTCACCACCAGAGCGAAGGCTTACGAGAAATACAAAACCATTTCAGCCATCCAAAACAGACAGTGCCGAAAAGGCTAGACGCAACGCAGTTAGACTTTTCTTAGATCAGCTTCGCGCCACCATTCAGTTTTCCAGATCGTATTTTATCACCCCGCACGAACTCGCCAGGGCCGCGAGGGCTTATTACCACGCGAACAAAGATCGGATAAAGCGTGTTTTAAAAAAGAGCGACAATCCCGAACGCAGGCTTATTCGCGCAATGCGGTCGCGCACGTGGAAGGTTATACACGATCAAAGGTCAAACAAGAGACTTAGCTGGTCGCGTGAACCGATCGGATGTGACCGGACAACTCTCATGAACTGGCTTCAGTCAAAATTCCAACCGGGAATGAATTGGAACAACTACGGTCCAGTTTGGGAGGTGGATCACGTAAAGCCTTGCTCAAATTTCAACCTTCTCGAGGAGGAGGAGCAGCGGAAGTGTTTTCATTACACAAACCTTCAACCACTTTTTAAAACAGAAAACCGAAGGAAGCACGCGAGGGTTTTGGTGTGAGCAAAAACCCGGACACCATTTCCGCGAAAGAACTTTGTGAATATACCGGACTAACCGATCAGCGCCATCGGCAGTTAGCGAAAGCGAACTGGTTTCCAGACCCAGTGGAAGGGATGTATAAGCGCAAGGCCACAATTCGCGGCGTGATCAATTACTACCAAAAGACAGATGAGCGCACTCGCAGCACAAAGGAGGCAATCGCGCAAGAGAAGCTAAAGAAAGAGAAGCGCGAGAACGATGAGGCCGCAAAATTGCTAGTCCTCAAATCCGACGTGGCGGAAGACTTGGGAAAATTTATCACATCCGCACTTTCCTTTATTCGTCAGAAGTTTGAAAACGATCTCCCAATGTCTATGAGTGGAATGGGGGTTCCAGAAAACAGAATTATAGGCGAGAGGCTTTACGATGACCTGGCAAAAAGATTCAGGGATGAGTTGATGAAATGGAAAGTATAAGCAAATACCTTGCGGAGAATTGCTGCGCGGACCCAGACCGACGACCCATGCCAGAGTGGGCGGCTGAAAATATGGAGTTGTCCCCGCCGATTACCGAGGAGGGTAAATTCAATCCGTCCAAATCCAGACACTTTTTAGAAATCTTTGCGGCCCTGGACGATCAGCGCACGCGCGAGGTAAACGTGTTAAAGCCAGTGCGCGGTGGGGGTTCTCTTGTCGGAGATGTTTGGATCACGTCATCTTTGGGAAAGCGACCAACGCAGACGATGTGTGTGTTTCAAACCGACTCAGATGCAAAGATTCATTTCTTCGACCGATTGAAAAAGGACATTGAGAAATGCAGGTTCACGGCGCCGTTGCTTCCGGCGCGCTACGAGTGGTCGGAAATCTTCATGACGAGCGGTCACACGCTTTATATCGGCGGTCCGGGGATAAGCAATCTGCAATCCAAAGGCGTATGCCACCTTTGGATGGATGAACCTTGGCTTTATCCTTTGGGCCGCATGGCAGACGGGGAGGCACGTGTCGGAGACTATCTCAAAAAGCACATGTCGAAGATATTGCGCACGTCGCAAGCTGGCGTGTGTGATGGCCGCAATCTAACAGACTGCGACTGGTATCGCGCCTGGTCAACCGGCGAACAAAACGAGTGGGAGGTTGCCTGCCAGCATTGCGGTCGATATTTCGAGCCGGTATTCAGCGGTACTCGAGAAGACGGCAGCTTTTGGGGTGTCACTTGGAACCATCACCGATCGGCCAATGGCGACTGGGACGTTGCGAAATGCACGCCGACCGTGCGTTTTGAGTGTCCGCATTGTGCCAAGCCGATTATGGACACGGCGCAAACCAAGCGAGAATGGAATCGGACTGGGCGCTATCACTTGATAACTGAGGCCAATGTGAGACGCCGCGGGTTTCATTGGGAAAGCGTAATCGATTACCCCTGGGACGAACTCGTTTTTCTCTGGCTGAACGCTTGCAACGCTTTCTCGCGTGGGGACATTCGGCCAAAGCTACAGTTTTTCCAGAAACGCCGAGCGATATTCAAAGACGAAGAATCGATCCTGCGCGGCGGCCTAAACCTTCGCCGAACAGTTTACGAAATCAAATCCGACTGGCCGGATGAGAAGGCAAGGTTTCTCTCAGTGGATCGACAAGAGGAAGATCTGTTTTGGTGGTCAGTGCGCGCCTGGTCATTGGAAAAGTCTCGGCGCCTTGGTTTCGGCAAGTGCTACGGGTTTGCGGCGGTCGAAGAGATCCGAAAGAAATTCAACGTGCCGGCAAACAGGACGTTTATGGACTCAGCCTATATGCCGAAAGGTGATCACGGTGTTTATTCAGCGTGCGTCAAATACGCGTGGACGGCCGTCAGGGGTGCGCCGGAACATTTTTTCATTCACAGGCTGAGAAACAAGAGGCTTGTGCAAAAGTCCTATGCGCCAGCCACGTTTGGCGATCCTGGCGCCGGGACTCCGACTGAAGGTCGCCGCCACTGTCCATTGATCCGCTTCTCGAAGCCGCAAATGAATCAGAAAGTCCAGGAGTTGATCGACCATGGTCATTGGGAAGAGCCGATCACCGGCGAAGATCCTGAAATGGAAAAGGAGTATTCGGCGCAAATGTCAGCCAGGGTCAAAAAGACCTCTTACAACGCGAAGACTGGCGAGGCGTCGGTTTTCTGGCGTGAAGCGAAAAATGATCATGCGAGGGACTTGGCGAATCAACAGGTTCTCGGCGCGATCCTTCGGGAATTGTTACCAGACCCGGCGAGCGAGAGGCTGACGCCGAGCGAGCAGAAGGAAGTGGAGGTTGTGGCGGCGTGAATGATCGCTCAACAGATCCTTTCGGGTATTGGGTTGAGATTCCAAAGCCGCCAGCAGGACCGACCACGCTTGAAATTCTGCGCGAGATAGCAATTTCAAAACTCAAAGCTTTAGACGAAAGCGATCCTGAAGGCTCGCACGCGAAGGCCGACGAAATTCTCTGCGAGCTACTGAAAAGCCTGGGCTGCGCGGACGTGGTCAAAGAGTTTGAAAAGCTGGAAAGGTGGTATTCGTGAAATGTTCGTTATCGTTAAAGAAAGGCATTGACACCCCATTTACACCTCCTATAGTCGCTCAAACAGAACCTGATTGGCGCATAAATGAAGGCAACCGAGTTTCGGGACCCTGCGGAGTCTAACGAAGCCAGCGCCATCGACACCCCCGGTGATCACTTTCTCGAAGCGCACTGTCCGCAATGCCAGCACGCGGTTGATGCGGTTTGTCCAGGGTGCGGCTTCCACGTGGAACAATCGGGCGCGTCAAGTTCTACCGGCACAACCGGCCTATCCGAATATCACCGACGCCTGATCCTTCTCGTAATGAACTCGCGTAATGCGAAGTTCACGCTGCAATGCCTTCTCATCGCCACCGGGGACGCCTTTGCTGACGGGTTCTCTATGACTGACTTTGCCAAACGCTGGGGTGTCGGTCGCGCCACCGTATCGAAGCATTGCAGACTGATTTGCACACAGCTTGAGATTGTTCCATCGCGCTACATGATGGCTGAAGAAATGGCGGGGAAGTTTAGGCTGGCTAATCGGAGGCCGAGTAAGGTGAAGGCGTGAAGAAAAAGAGAAAGATCCCGCGGCGCAAGGTGGTGAGAATTCCCTTTATCGAAAGCGGCTATTGCCTGCGAACTGTCGGCCTGGCACTCATTCAGGGCACGCTCAGAGAATCACCTGCCGAGTGCATTCGGATGCTGCCAAATTTCAAAGGGTGCGAGGTTGTTCATATAACGATAACTAAGGTCTTCAAAGGTCAGATATTGGACCGAATTGAGCCTTGGTATTGGAAATAATGACCGACCTCACCGACAACGGCCTGCAAATCGACCTTGCCTCAACTGGCGCACGTTTCACCCCGGTTGAGTTGAAGCTTCCCGAGGACATGCCGAAAGCTGAGTGGGTTCACGTCGGCCAGAAGCTTTTGCGAGCCGATCAGGTCATGCAATGGTGGATCGGTGACTGGGCACAGTTCGGGGCCGGGAATCCAGACAAGGAAGGGTGGCGACAAAAGGGTGCTTTGATCGAGTTTTGCAAGGCGAACAGGGTGGATTATGGGAATTTGAGGAATAAGAGTTGGGTTTCAGGTTCTATCCACCTTCAGCTACGGCGTGACAGCGTCTCGTGGGGCTTTTATCAGGAAATAGCTCCACTTCGACCACGCGAGCAAAAACTCTGGCTCGAAAAGGCGATCTCTCAGGAATTAAGCAGATCCTCGCTACGCCAAGCGATCCGCATAGCAAACGGCGAGGAAAATGCACTCTTGAGCGACGGGCCACGCATTGAATTCGGCACACAATACTTTGACAACCTCAAGGGCTGGCTTTTGAAGCGGCCGCCAGAGTTTTGGACCGAGAACAGGCGTGAGGTTTGGGAAGGTCGGATCATGGAATTGGCAAGAATTGTTTCAGGGACCGTCTGTCACGCCGCGTGACATTGCGAAATTTCGCATTTGTTGACCGTTCGCCAAGTGCGAATGGCGTTCAACCCTTTTATCGGCTGGTCACAAACCGAGCTTGAGAACGAATTAGAGCTTGCGCAGACCGACCTCGCGCAAGGAAAGACCACGACGCAGGCCGGGGATGGCAATGTCATGGTCAAAAGCCAGATTTCAGCGCGTCCCGAGGTGCGGATTGAGACCATTTTACGCGCGCTGAACCGAATTGCGCCGAGCACTTACCCACTGGCCGACTGTTTGCGGATCACTTCGGCCAGGATCGTTTTCTCAGACGGTCCAGGCGCTTCCAGCGCGGCACCAGTAACTCCACCGGTTCAAAACGCCATCACCTATTCTGGGCCGCCGTCGATCAACCCTCCTTACATTGCGGCGATCGTTGTCGATTCTGATGGTCGCCAGTGGCAATACTTCCAGGGGTCATGGCATTGAGGACCAAAGCGCGACATTCAGCCAAGCTTCCGGCGCCAGCACGTAACGGCTTCCAGGCCGCCGCCGAGCCTTATAAGATTGTAGATCGCCGATCTTCCTTCGGATACGCGAACACCTTAATCGAGTCCGCAACCCAGACCCAGGACCGAAAAAAGGTCGATCTCGTCGATTACGACATTCACCGAACGGTCAGCAGCTTTGGCCGGCGCACGTTGATGAGCCTGGCGCGCACGATGGTTTGGAGGATGCCGGCGCTGGCCGCGTCCATCCTCGAGCAAGCAAACCTGGCAGTAAACCCGTTCCAGCCGATTTACCTTGGATCTGATGAGAGATGGGGGAAGCAGGCGCGCGAATGGCTGGATGGATTCCATGCGGTCATAGACGTTGCTGGCTGGCCTTACAATTACGAGAGTTACTGCGAAAGCCTGATTTTTAACAATGTCGTTGATGGCGACATCTTCACGCTTTTGACCGAGGACGCCAGCGGCAATGCCAGGGTCCAACAGATAGGCGCACACCGCGTCGGTGGTCGGTATCAGACCGGAGGCACTTGCGCCGTGCGTTACGAAGGAAACAAGCTTTTCATTGATAAGGTATTGATCGACGATTCCCTGCCTTACACCTACGCGACCGCCGTGGAATGGGAGGCGCCGATCATTGATGGGGTTATCCTGGACGACCTCAGCCGCGCGATTGCCTATCGGGTTTATTACGACCCGTCTGTCAGTGACAAATACCGCGATATTTCCTCAAGAAACCTGTTTCCCGCCTTCCTGCCGATCATTCCCGGCCAGGTGCGCAACTTCTCGTTGCTGGCCTCTTCGATATTCGACTGGCAAGACCTTCAGGAGTTCAAACGCTGGGAAATGCTGGCGCAAAAGGCGTTTTCGACAAAGACAATCGTCGAAGAGAACGAGACTGGGGACGTGGACACGTCGAAAGCGGTTATTGCATCGCCAGCAACTATGGACACGGACGGCAACCAGACCGCGCCGACGATGCAGAAGCTGGACGGGGGGATATACACCTATTTCAAGAGCAATACGGGATCGAAACTGACGGCTTTCAATTCCGGTGACCGGCCTGGACGCGGCACGAAAGACTTCATGGACGCGACCGTTCGCGACGCCTTCCGCGGCACCGAATGGGACGTTTACTTCTCCCTAGATCCTAGCCTTGGCGGTGCTCCGATGCGCACAGTTGTTGATCGCGTCAATCGCACGCTTAAAAAGCGTCGGCGCATGGTTGAGATGAACGTCAGGCGCGTGGACGTTTACGCACTGGCCAAAGCTATCAAGTCGGGTCAATTGCCGGCCAATAACGAGTTTTGGCGCTGGACCTATCGTCCGCAAGCCGACATCACCGCGGATCGACGATACGAGTCACAGACGGACATCAAGGAATACGAGAAGGGGTTTGTGAACTTAGAGGATATTGTCGCGAAACGTTCTGGGGACTGGCTTCAGCGACGCACCCAGCGTGAGGCCGAGGCTCACGACAAACTGACGCGAGCAAAAGCACTCGCCGACGAGTTTGATATTTCGATCCAGGAAGCATTGAACGAGCTCGGCGAGACCGGCGCAGTCAGCTTCTCAATGGCGCGGCGTGACACCGGCGAGGACGCGCTGACGACTGATGACGCCGAGGACGAAGGGAAAGGACAGAACGCAAGCTAATGAAGCAATACCCGCACATTATTTCTGAGCTTTTCCACAAACCACTATTGATCACGCAAGCCAGGCACGCGGCAATTGTTCGGATACTTGAAGCGCGGATTGAGGGTGGTTCAACTGATCGACGCGCGGAGATCGAGGTAAATCCACCTGACGAATCCGAGCAAGATCCAGCCGTTCAAGTCTTCGGACCATGCGCGATCATTCCCGTGCATGGCGTTGTCACGCGCTACGCTTCCGACATTCCAGCTTCGAGTTGCGGGTGCGGCATGGACGTAGTGTCCGCAATGATCGACGAGGCGCAGGCCGACAGAAGCGTTCAAACCATTCTGTTCGACTTTCGCACGCCAGGCGGATCGGTAAATGGAATTCCTGAAATGGCCGCCAAAATTGCCAGCAGCCGAAAGCAAACCGTCGCGTTTACAGGATCGGAATGCTGCTCTGCTGGCGTATGGCTGGCTACGCAATGCCAAAGCTTCTTTTGCTCACCGTCTGCCACGGTTGGATCGATTGGTGTCTGGACAGCTTATGCCGACCTGACGAAGCAAATGAAAAAGGAAGGCGTGGCAATTCAGAGTATCAGCGCCGGCAAATACAAACTCATGGGTGCCTACTGGAAACCTTTGAGCGACGAAGAAAAGGCCATGTTGCAGGCTGACGTGGACAAGATTTATGCGCAGTTCAAGGATGCCGTGAATGCGCGAAGGCAGGTCGATGATGAATTTATGAACGGTCAGGTTTTCGACGGCGAGAAGGCTTGCGAGATTGGACTTTGTGATGGCTTAATCGATGAGATTGGGGAGTTGATCGAGGACTAATTTGTTGACGTCCCGCGTTGCCTTGGAATGGCAACATTTAAGATTTTCCACATTTCTAAAGCGAACGCGCGAATCGAGGAACTCGAAACCCAGCTAACGGCGGTCACCAAGGAACGTGACGAAGCGCGCACCGCACTGGAATCCAACGCCAGCGAGGTTTCCGCCAGCGCAGAGCAGCTTCAAAGGGATCTCGATACCGCCAAGCAGACCATCGGGACGCTTACCGGCCAATTAAGCGCGGCCACGACCACTGTCACCGCCAAAGACACCGAGATCGCGGCACTCACCACAAAACTTTCATCCAAGGACGGCGAGGTAAAAATTCAAGTCGCGCAACAGGTCGCGCAGACCCAGGCCGCGCTTGGCCAGCCGCCAATGCCGTTGGTTCCCGAAGGCGCGAAAGCCGCAACAAACGGATCGACCGGCCTTGAAAAGATTGTCGCCGGTTGTCGCGCTGGCCTAGAAGCCGGTGGATTCAAACGCCAGAACTGATTTCATGTCCACCGCATCTGACAAAAAGCAGCACTCCGCACCCTCGCACAAGGAGACGCTAAAATCTCACCACTCAAGAATTGATACCGAGAGGTCAAAGGCAGCTGCTGAGCACGAGAAGCTTCACGATCTAATCGTCGAGATCCAGAAAATGGATATGCCGACCACTCCCGCTTTTCGGAAGCACATGGACAAGACTCAAGAACAAAGCTCGAAGCTGGGCGGGGTTCTCGTGGCCTTGAGCGACCTTAAACACCCCGAAATTTCCGAAAGCTAAACCACCGAACAAAAATTTATGGCTGACACATTTTTAACGCTGCTCGACATCACCAAGCAGAACGGCACCGATCAGGCCGTCGGCGTGGTGGAAGAGGTCCGCACTTACGCTCCTGAAGTCGATGTTTTACGGGGTCGCGCCATCAAGGGGACAACCTACAAAGCTCTTGTGCGAACAGCCCTTCCAGGCGGCCCCGCTTTTCGTGCAGCCAATACCGGCGCGGCGGTTATAGCCAGCCGCTGGGATCAGCGCGTCAATCAAGCTTTCTTCCTCGATGGCCAGGTCCGTATCGACGAAGCGGTTTTGAACGCTTCCGAGTTTGGACCTGAATTTGTGATGGCCAACGAGGTGACCGGCGTGGTGAAGCAGAAGATGATCGCGCTCGGCAATCAGGTTTACTACGGCAACCCCTCAACGACTGACTTCGGTTTCGCTGGCTTCGTTTATCTCTACGACCCGGTCGCAATGGAAGTCACCGCGAACGCAACCGGATCTCTTGGCGCCACCACTTCGAGCGCCTGGCTCGTCGTAAACAAGCCTGACTGTGCTGAATTCATTTACGGCAACAACAAGGGCCTTGAAATGGGTCAGTGGATGAAGCAGGCCATCATCGGCACGAATACGCAATACATGGGTTGGGTGAACAATCTCAGCGGCTATGTCGGACTGTCTTTCAATTACGCCAAGTCAGTTTGCCGGATAAAGAACCTGGCCGCCTACGGCACCGCATCAAACACAGGTTTGACTGATGAGCTGGTCGCCGCGGCACTGGCAAAATTCCCGGTTGGAGTGGTTCCGACTCACCTGTTTTGCACACGCGCACAGCGGTTCTTCCTGCAATCCAGCCGCACGCCGGTTTATTCGAGCGCCGGCAAGGCTGGGGTCACCGCCAGCCTCAGCTTGCAGTATGCGCCGACGCCGACCGAATCCAACGGCATTCCATTGATCGTGACTGACTCAATCCTCGACACCGAGACCGCGACAACTGCCGCCACGCCTTACTAAACCGTAACGACGAAACGACCAAGCACACTTTATGGCAACACAAGTTTTGAACACTCGGTTGATGCGCGATGCCGCACTGGTCATCACCAAGGCTCTCCCAGGCACCAGCGCGAGCAACACGACCGACGCGATTGACATCGGCTCTGGACCTTTCCGACCTGAAGAAGTCGTGGTTGAGGTTAAGATCCCGGCCATCGCCGAGCACGTCACCGCAGGCAATCATATCGTTATCGCGCTTTGGCACGCGGATACCACGACCCTGGCCGCGCCAGTGGAGCCTGTCCCGGCTATCACTATTGATCGGATAGGCGTGGTTTCAACTGGATCTCTTGGCAGTGTGTGGCGCTTCAAACTTCCGATTGGAACGAAGCGGTATATCGGCTTCCGGCAAACGGCTGGCGGCACGGACACGCTGTCCGGTTCATCGATCACATACTCGATTTTGGTATAGGGTCACGGGTGATTGTTTAGGGTTCTGATTGGCTGGCTGGCTCGCGCTGGCCAGCCAATTTGGTTTTTTAAGATATGAAAAAGAAATTCGCTTTTGCCGCTCTTTGCCTGATCGCTTTGGCTGTATTCGCCGAGGACATTGTCAATCGCACGATCCGCTACCGAAAAGACGCGGTGATCAGCATTGATGGCACCGTTGTTTTCAAGGACGAAGATGCGGCGTGGACAAACAAGAGTCCGAACTTCCGGGCGCTTTCATTTATGAGCGGGTCGCTGGTGGACGGCGCTCCGGCCTTACAGTTCGGATCTCAGAACTTTATTTTTGAGGATGCCACAAATGGCGGAAACAATGGGATAGTCTCTATCGGTAACGGTTCATGGGATCGCGACTTTATATTTTATGGAGTCAGCGGCCAGCTCTGGATGAGGGGCGCGATTATGATGGGAACAAACGATCCATCGCAATGGCCAACAGCGCCAACTGGTGGAGGTGGCTCGGCTGTTGTAAACTCGAACGGCACAACCTACCTCCTTTCCTCCCTACCCAACACAGCGACGTGGGCCTCAACCAATCCCGTAGCTCCAAATATACGATTCGGGACTTCTGCAACCGGAAACAATAAGTCAGTCACGAACACATTCGCTCCGGGGTTCTCAAGCACGCCAGTTGTTACCATAGCCGCCGGAACAAACGACTTGCCTCACCTGATAACCGTCACAACGACAAACGTCATTTTCGGCGCGGCACAAACAAACGCTTCGATTCGCTGGATTGCGATTGGATCACCATGAAAAAAGACACCATCCTTCTACTGTTTGTCTGCTCGATTATTTTCGCAGCGGCGCTCTATTTGATTCCTGAGTCTCGCGCTACCAGCTTTCCCCCTGGCCAAGCCAACAACACAATCAACCTGACGCTGCTTTCGACAACCACGTCGAACAAGACTGGCAGCGCCTTTTTTGTCGAGAGTGTCAGCCTGCACACGCTTCAGCTAACCACATTTGCCGGGACGAACGTTTGCAGCAATATCATTTCCGCAAGCTTGGACGGCGTCGGGTGGGTCAATATCGCAACGCAGTCTTACGGCACAAACTCACTCACAAACTTTCTGACGTTCTCGGGAAGGTATTCGTATATCCGCGCATCCTTCGGAACGACAACCAACACCACAAACACGATACTTTATCTCGGCGGCAGGCAGTAAAAAACGCATGAGGGTTTTCGCGCTCATCTTTTTGCTTCCACTGGCGGCCTTGGGTGCTGGCAATATCTACGTAGGCCAGTTCTACGGCAATGGCGCTGGCCTCACCAATGTTTCAGGTGGTGGCGGCGGAACCGGCCAAACGAATTGGTCAATTTTCGACATTACCAATTCGGCCTATCTGACAAATTGGTCATTGCTTTCGACGAACGACTTCACGTCCACGAATGACGTTCGGGTTTTGAACCTGACGAATGCCGCCAACACTCTCGGTGGTGACGGATCTGCACTGACTGCGCTTAACGCCTCATCTATATCGAGTGGAACGATTCCTGATGCCAGGCTGAGTCAGAAGGTTGCGACAACTGACGCAGAGAACAGGTTCACCGTTTCAAACCATTTTACTTCTTACGTCACAATTGAAGGACCAATGAACACTGCTGGCATAACGAATGTCGGCGATGTTAAAAGCACGACATTTACCGGAAGCGGATCGGGATTAACCTCCATCCCACTCGCCTCGCTTCCTGATGGTGTGCTGACCAATAACCGAACAGCATCCACCACGTTCTCAAACGATGTCGCGATAGATCCAGCGCACACGCTAACCGCAAACGGTGGAATTACTGCGGGGAGTGTTAGCGCTATCGGCGGCGACGTTTACGCAAATAGATTTTTTGGCCTGATAAATACCAGCCAAGCATACACGGGACATGGGGGCGGCCTTACGAATCTGACTGGTGGGAATGTTATCGGCGCAGTGGCACAGGCGACGCACGCGACGAATGCGGATAATGCGACGACGGCGACCAGCGCGACCACGGCCACAACTGCCAGCTTCGTCACCCAAGCAACGCTAACAAATGCGGTTACAAACCTTCCTCCAATCGGCACGGCGGGAACCTACACAAAAGCCACGTTTGATGCGCAGGGCCGAGAGATAAGCGGGACGACGTTGAGTGCGAGCGATATTCCGACGCTGACCATATCAAAACTCTCTGATGCGGGCACAGCGGCCTACTCCAACGCGACAGCTTTCGCTTTGGCGGCTTCAGTAGTGACCACGAACAACCTAACAGCGACGAATGACACGCGGTCGCTAAAACTTACCAACGCGGCGAACATTTTCGGCGGTGATGGATCTGCACTGACTGCGCTTAACGCCTCTTCAATTTCCAGCGGCACCCTTCCCCTCGCCAATCTTACCGCAACCGCAACGACTAACAACGCAGTGTTAACCAGTGGCCGAGTGCAAGTCGGTGATGGTGGCCGAGGTGTCGCTAACGCTACCGCGTCCGGTGCTGTGCCGATTGATGCGGATGGGACGGCGACGATAGCCTCTCAGGTTGGCACTCTCTTTCTTGGAACGTTAAGCGGTTTGCAAATTGGGGGGACGGCTACTCCGACGAGTGGGTTGAGTGTGAGTAATAGCGCGAATGCTTCGGGGGTGCTTATTCAGACCAACGGAGGATTGAGCATTAGCGGTTCTCAGACCAATGGTGGTCTGGATTTCAAATTTGTCGGTGCTGGGGTTACAAGAATCAGAGGTCCATCAAGTCAGGTGTTTGCATTTCTTGGCGGAGGCGGCGGCGCGTATTTCTCTGACGGTGGTAATTCAATGGTCATGTTTAATAATGTCTTTTATCCAGATGTTTCAAGGGGGGTGAGCATTGGTAAGGCCGGAAACTTCGTAGATGCCATTGTTGCCACCACGGTTTCTGCTACAAACACAATCACGGCCACGAATGGCTTTATCCTTCCACTCACAGCTACGCCCCCCGCGATTGCTCAAAATGGCGCTCAACTGTGGTCAGATGGAACAAATCTTTGCGTAATTCTTCAGAATGCTGGAGGAGTTAAGACGACCAACAAAGCAACGCTGAGTGCCTGGCCGTGAGATTCCTCCTTCCAATGCTGTTTGCGGTGAGTGCGATGGCGCAAGAGTGCTTTGACCTATGGCCAACAGCCTACTAAGCGCCGAAATGGAACGAGCCGCTTCCGCGTTGCAAACCGCGATTGCGGATGGCGAGATCGACGCATCCTCGACCTTCACTTGGAAAGGGACGGACTATCCCTGCATCGGCGTCTGGAACGAGACGAGCTACATGGGACCAGGCGGAATGACCCCACTGGACGATCTGACGTTGCAAGTCTTGAAAACTGAGTTTAGCGGCGGATCAACCATTTTCACCGGCGTAGATTTCCCGAAACTCAAGGACGACGTGATCTTTCAGGGTAAAACTTTCAGGATCGATATTATCCAGCATTCGCCGGGGAATTACATCAAATACACCTGCATTGACCCGGCGAAGGGGAGTTGAAATTTTGGTGTTTTCCGTCTAAAATCCAAGCATGAAAATAGCCTTGGGAAACGGTCTTTTTGCGGAGATTGACGACGCGGATTATGATTTGATTTCTCGGTTTCGCTGGCACGTCACAAAAGGGCCGAAGGTCGCACGAACTTTTTACACTCAGGCCTATGTTGGTGGCGGACACAAGAACCAAATCTCCACATCAATGCACCGGCTGATTATGTCGACACGCGATGGTGAAATGGTTGATCATATTGACGGGGATGGCTTAAACAATCGGAGGAGCAACCTTAGAATCTGCAATCAGATTCAAAACTGCGCAAACTCCCGACCGCACCTCGATAGCAAAATGAACTTCAAAGGGGTGCGATTCAAAAATGATGCCAACCGAAAGAAGCCATACGCCGCCAGAGTTAGATTCAATGGGTCTTTTTATCATCTCGAGCACTTCACAACCGAGAAGGAGGCCGCAGAAGCTTACGATGCAAAGCGGCTAGAGCTATCAATGGAATTTGCTGGCACAAACGCCAAGGTCGCCAGCGGGGGATTTGCCTGATGCCTGTCGGATGGAACCAGGAAGGCTTCGACAACGCTTTCAAGGAACTGATCAGGAATTGCGAAAGCTCGAAATGGCCTCGGTCACTTAACAAGCACGGTTTATTCGTCACCCTCCGGGCACTCAAGGAAACCGAGCGCGCCAGTCCTGAAAAGATATTCCATGAACTTGGTCGCGAGATAACCGCCAAGCGCGAGAATGGCACCAGTGGACCCCTACCGATAAGCATCGCCATCGCGGCAAAACGCGCCTCGAGGTCCTGGACCAAGCAAGGCGACATCACCGGCCATTCGAAGGCGCAGAAGGCGAAGGAGATTCGCAAACTGAGCATTAAAGCCTGGCGCAACCAGATCACAAAGAAACTCAAAGGCATGTTGAAAGGCCGAGAAATCTCAACCTCATTCATCAAGTCCGGCTACGTGACGATCATTCAAAAGCTGGGACCGATCATTGGTGGACGGTACGATCGCAGCGGGGGCCGCGGCGTCCCTGTCAGGGGATCTGCCAAGGGTCGAGTAAGTCCAGCGACACCAGGAAACCTTCAATTAGTGATCGAAAACTCGGCATCGGCTAAAACCGAAAAGCGCGGCGGGTTTCATAGGGTGGCGGATCGAGCCTTTCAGATAGCCTTGGACGCCGAAGCGAACCAGATCCTCAATCACCTTACCGACGAAATGAAGCCGGAAGTTGACCATTTCAACCGGCGCCAGCATTGACCGCCAGCCGCTATTGATATGAATACACTGATAACGTTAGCGGATTTTTCATTGCGAACAGGCGGAAGCGACAATGGCTTTATTAACGCCCTGCTCACACTGCTTGTAATTGGGGTTTGTGTCGGCCTTATTTGGGCTTTTGGTCGGTGGATAATCCAGAAATTTGCAGCTCCTCCGGCTGTGATGGTTTGCCGGAATGGCCTCTTTTTGTTCCTGGGACTTATCTTCGTTATCAACTTCTTGGTCTCTTTGACGGGACACCCATTCATTCGGCTGTAGGGTTCAAAAATGGACCTCCTTTCCTTAGCCGATCGCGCTTTGGTCGCTTACATCCAGTCCGTGCTTATCGGCACCGACGCGGCTGACAACGTCAGGCCGGCCAAGGACTCCGAGATCAAGTATTTGCCGCAAACCGTTTGCTGGTCGCACTCATTCAAGATTTGTGACGATCAGGAATACTCTGGCAATTTCGATGTTGAATCTTTTATCGAGATCCGCACTGACGCGGTTATTCAAGAGAACCAGTCACCGGAGGAACCGAGCGTTAACGCGCGCAACCGTATTAAGGCCACATTCGAGCTATTCCTGACGCCTAACAGCGACGAGTCCGGCTCGGCATTAGGTGTGGCCATTACGGACGCGGCCAGGGCCTCGAGCAGCGACTTCAACAACTTCACGATCCAATGCTGCCGAATCGTCGAAGGGAACCAGGGGTTTAACCCGAAGACACTAAGGGATCGTGGCAACGCCTGGGTGGACGTGATTCATTTGGAACTGATTTGCTGTCCGTCGGACGTGCAATGACGTTGACGCTTTGGCCATTGCAGAATGGCTGATGAAGTCCAAACAGGCAAAGCGACAATCCACGGCATCCGATCCTCCGGCAGTGCTTTGGGAATCACCGGCAGCGACTCAACCCTTGCGGGTTACGTAACCTTCATTTGGGATTCTGCCAAGGCTGGCCACAAGTGGGACACCGAGTTTATCAAGGACGAAAAGAATTTCGACGCCGCGGCGGTCGCCACGAACGCGCACATCGAACTCGACATCATGTTTACGCCGGCTGGCACCTCACGCTCTGACGTGGCCGGCAAAGCAAAGTTTGTTCTGCCAAACGCGAAGGTGACTCTCTCAGGTTTCGAGTCCGAAGATTTCAACGGGGATTATCTCTTACTCTCCGACCACGCTTTGGATCTCTCGAAGAAGGAAGCTAAAATGTCCATGAAGCTGCGCAAGTATGACGACGAAACGCAAAACGCTTCCATGACCACGACCGTCAGCGGATAAACCCACCACTTTTTGAAAGGATCATAAAATTATGGCAGCAGCAAAACTAACGGTGACACACAAGGTTTCCTGGGTGCCTGGCGGCGGGGACAGTATCGTATTTGTCGGCCAGGAAAGTCTTTCCCAGGTCGGAAACGATGCGAGCGAGCGCACGCAAGCTTTCACCTCTACCACGAGCGCGGTGGTTGTCGGAGCTTGCACTGGCGACAAGTATTTGGGAGTCAGAAACAGCACGGAACTCGGCGACAATCCCACGGCAACCCAGATCACAAACGCGACACTCTACCTTGATATTGTGACTCCGGTTGTCCCGAGCACTGCGCAATTTAAGCTTCCTCCCGGCAAGGCCATGCTGATCTTCACCGCTCAAGATACGTGGTATGGGATCACAGGGTCGGCTGGAGCGAATGCAATTGTCGCCGCCGTCGAGTTGTAACCCTCAATTTTATGCACGAGTCGCTGCTTGCGCGGGCAGCGAGACCCGCACTGGTTGTTATTCTCGGCCTCTTAATGAGGCCGTTTTCTATTGGTCACAAGCTTCTGTTGGTGCGCGAGGGAAACCCACTGGCCGAGGATAATGACGCACCAGCCGAAAAGTTAGCCGAGGCCGCGTTGCTCTGTTCTCAGTCGTGGACTCAGTCGGCTAGAATGCCGTTTGACCCACTGATCCGTTTCAAGCTTTGGCTTTGGGGTATTCGCGTGCGTCGGCTATTGAAAAAGCAGGGTGTGTATTCCCAACTCAAAGCGTTCGTCGATTATCGCAACGCTGGCTCAATGGCGTTTGCGCCGAGCGACTTCATTGAAAGGCCAGACTCGTCCAATGGAATGAAGCCAAGGCCGCCGCGCGGCACCCCGCCGATCCTGATCCTTCAACAGTTTTTAGTTTCACAGCTTCACCTAACCGATGACCAAGCCTGGGATCATCCTTACGGCCTGGCCATGATGCGCTGGCAGTCTCACTGGGAAGGCGAGGGGTGCTTTATCGTGTATAACGAATGGGATGCAAAACAGGACGCCTTCATTTCAAAAGAGGAAGCGGCGCGCATTAATAAAGAACAGGAGGAAAAATGGCTGGCCCGACCTTGATGGCGATTTTGGGTTTGAATACGGGGCCGTTTAAGGCGGCGGCCCATGACGCGCAACACGTGGCCTCACACTTGGGCAATCAAATCAAGGGGGCGCTTGCCGGTTTCATGGGAGAAGAGGCGATCCGGCAAACCATCGAGTGGGGGGAATCTATTTTCAACACTGCGGTCAAGCTCGGAATGACAATAGAAGAGGTTCAGAGGCTGGATTACGCCTTGAGACTTCAGGGAACATCGCTTTTAGAAAACAGCAAGTTCTTTGAGATGCTGTCTGTCGCACGCGATAAATACTCGCGTGGGGCCGCCAAGCCAGAACAGGTGAGCGCGTTTAAGAATTTTGGGCTGACACCAGCCGATGCAGCGAATAAGGATGTCAGCTTCGTTAGAGCCATTGCCGAATCGGTCAGTGCCGGGGGGATGGATCAGGACCGCTTGATGGCAAGTCTTAAAGCCGTCGGTGGAAGGGGAGCAGCCGCGATGATTACCGCTTTCAAAATGGGGCTGGTCGATCTCATGGATGACGCGCCAATTGTTGATGATGAAACAATAAAAAGGCTCAAAGAGGTTGCGGATGAAATGAAGGATCTTTTCATTCAAATAAAAACAGGCATGGCGCTAATAGTCAGCGAGATCACACCCATGTTTCACACGTTGTTAACTGGGTTGAACGTGGGCTTAATAAAAATCTTCGGGGATCTCTCCTATGCTTTTGGTGGCAACCTTACCGGCGAGCAATTGGTGGCTGGCTACATGGAGAATCAGGTTAAAAAGGATATGGCCAGAACGATAGCAATGGAAAAGGCGCTTCATGCTGGGGCCGCTGGCGATGATCCGTCCGACCCCGCCGGGGAGAAGGCACGCGAAAAATCCAAAGAGAAATTCGATAAAGAGATAGCGAAGCTGGCCAAGGAAAGACACGACACTGAGCAAAAAAACTATTACAACAGCCTCTCACTCGAAGGCAAGCTTGCCGACGCGCAGATCCGCCGAAAGAATCTGGTAGCAGAGATCGCTAGACTTCATAAAGAAGAGGACCGCTGGAACTCGGCTTCAGATGAGGAAAAGAAGGGAGCTGGATGGATCTCCGGTGCTCGAAATGTCGCGGAGCTTATCGCGCAAGCTGAGGTTGAAAAAGCAAAGCTGGACACCGAATTTGCCGGACTATTCAAGAAGGAAAACAAAAAAACACATCACCACGCCGCAGACCTTAACTCGCTTCAACGAATCGGCGGCATGTTCGTCTCTTCACCCCTCGAAATGAGCACGCTCGAAGTTGCGCGCAAGACAGAGCACAATACTCGCCGACTTCTCGAACACTTCCACGGAAACAAAACCGGCTGGCATAGTCGAAATCACTAATGCCTCAAGTCAGAATCAACGGCAAGATCGGACCGATCCGGCAGCGGATCAAGATCAGTTATGATCCGCAGCACGGTCAGACTATCGGCATCCCATTTGAAAGCGCAGGCTTTGGTTTGCAAGGATTGGCTTCCGAACTCGAAGCCTTGCGTGTCGCGTATGATCTTGAGCCGAACGAGCGCAAGAGCACACTTGTTGCAAAGCCGTCGGGTGGCCAGCTCGGGATTCCAAACAAGACCGTTGATGAGTGGCAGCTATTGCCGAACGAGCAGCAGTTGAGCATTCAATATGCTCCGCGAGCAATAGCTCTTGGACAAACCCAACTGGACGCAATTGCAAAAGCGGTTCGTGACAATGAAGATTCGACGTTTAGCGGGGACGCGGCGGAAGTATTTTCAAGGCTGTTAAGTGGTGAAGCGCACTTTGCGACAAGCCAGCAGGTTCTCCACCACAATACGAATGTCTGGGATGGATACCCCGGCAATGTGGCGAACGTGAACGCTGGAAGGATTTATACGACCGCTCAACTTCTCGACGAGTGCAGCAATACGAATTACTGGGTGTATCCGATACCGGCTGGAATTGTCGGCGCGGTCGAAGCAGAAGAGGCGAGCGGTCCTCCTGCTCAATCCGGCTGGCAAATCGGCTGGCGCAAGCTCAAGCCGAAATTTGCGACCGCGGCAGGCAATAGGATTTCAGTCTCAACCGAATACTGGTTTGGTCAGTGGGATCTTTTCTATTACTCGCTGGCGACATGATCGGTTACAACCCAACGATCCCCGGCGGAACAGATCCAGAGTCTGTGTGGAAGCGTTCCGTTGAGGAAAGGCTGAGGGCCTTGCGCATTGTCGAAGTCCCGAACGCGACGGTCGAGCGCACAAATCGCGGGACAAAGATCATCCCAAAAGCCATAGCGATCAAAGGCGGCTCGGCGCCAGCCAAACCCACAACCTTCATTTTGAAACTGGTGATGGGTGATTATCTCGTATGCGATGGGGGTGGGGAACTCGACGTTAAGATCGCAAAAAACCCAAAGCTTAGAAACTCGATCCTGATGGAAGACTTGCCGAGCATTGATGGACTCATTCACGCGACTTATGAATATACGAGCACTGAGGTTAGGGTCGCGACGTTCCATGATCCCGGTTCAGGCCTTACGATTACAGAAACCCAAGTGATCGTGCCGCGCTACCTTCTCGGCGATCAGATCCTTGCGATGAAAGTTACTGGATCGACTTCGGTCGATGATCCAGATGTTGAAGGAACAAAGATCCCATGGATCGACTTGAACAACGACGCCAGGGCATGGTCAAGGAGTTACGCATAAATGCCACGTCTGGACATTGCGTTTTCTGAGTCTCGCGCAAGGCAGTTTGTTGAAAGTCCTGGACGCCAAAGAGACACGCCGCAGATCACAAGGTGGAATCGCTGGTGCCACGTTCAAAAGGAGATGGGCGGAATAAATTCTTTTCTCTACTTCCCGCAGTTGTCGAACGCGACGAATAACCCGTTTGAATTGGATCGAAGGTTGTTTTCGAGGTGGGACACCATCACCGACAAGGTTGATTACGTCCAGGGAGTGATACGAGACGACGGAGGAAACATTTCAAGAAATGCAACCGATGTTCATTACACGGGAACAGGTCAAAGAATTGGTCCGGGCTTGCACGCGATCTCTTCGGGTTATCAGGATATTCCACATCCGGGAAACGACTTTTTTCCGCCTCAACTTCCGCAGAGATTTTATCGCTATGGACCGCCAGATCCTGTTGGCCAATTCAATATCCCTGGCGAAAGTGGCGCCGCACCATCCTGGCCATACATAAACCGAAACTGGGACATGGTGGCAGACTTTGTCGGCATGGATGACACGTCGCTAGGGATGCACCACACTCCGATTGATACCGGCGACCCAAACTATAGTGACGCTGACATCACGTTAAGGTCGGAGTTGTCAGATCCTACGGACTGTTCGGGGATGTTTTCAAGGTGCAGGACAGACCTGAAGAATGAGGTTTTTCCAGTGCCGCTAACAGGCGGGCCGAGCAGGTTGATTATTTACAACGACGGGTTTGGCAGTCCCTGGAAAATTGATAACGGAAATTTTGACACCCAAGCGCACATCCCCTCTCTTTACGATGGGGCCTTGCAACGGATCGAGGGGTTTGGATTGTCTGATATTTTCGTTTTTCCTTATCTCGATTATCGCGTGATTTCATTTTCAGGCTGGGCTTTATCGCCAAGCCTATGGGGGAGCCATTCCAAATTGTATCTTGAGCCAGACCTTCAAGCTGGGGCGGCCTTTGGATTCCCAGACCTGTTTTTGGCTCGCGGCCAATTCGGCCTGGCTGGATATGGTCGGCAGCCTTACTGGATCGGTCGATGCCGAACGTGCGGGCCGTCCACCGGCAACATGCGGCTATTCCCGCTTATCGGTGACGGCCATTGGCTTTGCACAACTGAGGTGATTGAAACCGGCATATTCACAAGTTCGATAGTTGCCGAGATAACCTTTCCCGACGATTCGAGTCCCTACCCACTTCAGCAGATCGGTGATGGAATGGTGGCTCAAGACGTTATTTTCTTTGCTTTGGGAGAAGTCCCGACAAACCCGAATGACTTGCTGACCCCAGGAGCGCACTTTGCGCCACCTTGACCCATGTTGACGCCTTAGCCATAGCGAAATGGCGTGGCGCAGCATTTATGTCGATACGGACTCAAATGACGTAGTCACGTCGCCTACCGACAACACCCCCGCTCCGCTTCCTCCGATGGTCCAGGGTGATGTCTTGTCGTTGCGCATTTACCTTCTTTCGCGGAACGGTGGACAGTTCGGACCCGCTCCGTATTCAATCATCAACAACTCGGGACTGACGTTGCGCGCCGGCATTGGTCCGAAGGATGGAACTACCGGCAGCGCGCTTTACACCTCTCAGTTTTCGTGGACGCCTGACACCCTTAACCAGTATTTCGCCGGCGATTTCCCATTAAACACGACCGGCATCGGGACGGCCATTGGACCGAACGAAAGCGCGGATCTTTGGTTTGAATTGGAGCTAACCAACTCGACGGGGTTCCCGTGGACGGTGCTTCAAAAGAAAGTTTCGGTTCAAGCCGAAGTGATCGAAAGCGCGGCTGTCGAAGTGCCGGTTGGCCAGGTCGCGCTGACGTTGGCTGACGCTCGGTCACAGTTTCTTGCTCGAGCTCACCTGAAGGCTATTTATCTAGAGGACATCAACAACGACGGTCAATACATCGTCCTATTTAACGAGAACGGGACTTTGGTTTCGACCCCGGTGACGGGGACACCCATTTTCTAATGAAACGCCTTGGAATAATTCTTACGCTTTTGCTGTTGGCCTTGCCTGGGTTTGCTGCGCAGATCGTTACTGCGACCGTGACCATAACGAACGCAGCCGGAACCACTGAAGGGGATACCCTGACGGTGAACGGGATCACTCGGACCTTCCGGGATTCTATAGTCACGGCGCACAGCGACATTCAGGCGACGAACGCCATTGCGGAGGCGGCGACAAACCTTTTCACGCAAATTGCCTCATTCATGTTCCAGAATCTCACCCTGTCGCTGAGCGGAACCAACGGCATTAACCTCGGGACCGCGCCAAACGGGGCTTTGTCAGTTTCGCTCTCGGCAGGGTGGGGCACTGTCGCGCTGACCACAAACACAATCGGCACTGGGGGAGCCGTTGCGAATATACCCTATACGCTCAATTCCGCAGCACAGCAAACCAACATCACAAGCGGGATCGTGGCTATGGTTGGTGCTGCTGAGAATACGAACACCATTGCGGAGACCGCCCGGGCTGTGACAAACCTTGTTGGAAGATCGAACGCGCAGACTGTCACCGGGGCAAAGACTTTCACCGGCGCGAACACCTACAGCAATTCCAGCCAGCTTTTCTCGGGTGGAATAGTGACAAACGTAATCATCACCAACGCGATCAGGATCAGTGGGACAACGGCGAGCCTGACCAATGGAGGCTATCTAAATCCAAGCCTGACGAATGGGCAAAACTTCGGCAATGCATTCAGCAGTCCCGGCAAAGCTGGAATTTTATCGGAGGAGTTCGGATTGCAGGCAATTGCAAGCGGGGATTACACCACAGCTTTGGGGGCTGGGAGCAAGGCTAGTAATTTACTTTCAACAGCCATTGGTGCGCTGGCATGGGCAACGCAAACCAACTCCACGGCCTTTGGCGCCGCCGCACAAGCCAGGGCAGTGGGGGCAACGGCGATAGGATCGGCGAGCACGAGCATCTATGAGAATTCGACAGCTATTGGCACGGGTTCCAGCACTACGACTTCAAACCAGATGCGCATCGGCACAAGTTCGGAATGGGCCAGCATCCCCGGAAATCTTACCGTGGACGGCAGGATTACCAACATTACGGCGGCTGGAATGGCGAATTGGCCGGCAGGTTCTGACATTGCCTTTGCACGGTATGCGCTGACAACCATCGCCAACGGCGTGAACTCGGGGATCATTGTCGGAACAAATACTTTCGTTGAATTGTCGGGTCCGACGGCGGCATTCAACACTGCCGGGTTTGCCGGTGGCCGAAACGGAAAGCTTTTGATCATCATTCAGCGCACAGGTCAGTTGTGGACCATTCCCAACGAGAGCGGAAGCGAACCTGTCTCGGGGAACCGCATTGCTACTTTCACCGGCGCTGATGTGCTTCTGCCTGGGTCGGCGGGCGCAATCCTGATTTACAATTCAGCGGCGGCACGCTGGAACATTCTGACCACAAGTGTCGGTGGGAGTGGCGGCGGTGCAACCAACGCAATCGCAAACACGAATGGCTTCGGCTACGGGATCGTCACGTTGCAGGGAGTCGTTGCCACGAACTTTTATGGGGACGGTTCAGGCCTTACAAATCTCAGCGTGAGCGGGTCGGCGGGTATTGCGACGAACGGAGGCACCGGCATCAATAACATCTTTACGAACGCGCTGAACTATCAAACGACTTCGGCAGGTGTTCGCACGCAATGGATCGACACGGTGACAGGAAACCTTTTGACGTTTGACAACACCGGCGCTTTCGGCTGGCACTACAGCACATCGATTTATTCCCCGTCGTTCATCGGCAACGGTCCACTGCTTACAAACATCAACGTCTCGAAGCTCGCGGTTGGTAACACCTCGACGAGCAATAACTGGGTCGGTACGTTCACTGGCGATGGTTCTGGGATAACCGGAATCGTGGCTCAAAAGACTGATTACGTCTCGGACATTTCTACCAACCAGATCCCCGGATCTGGTGTCACGAATGCTGTCAGCCAAGCAACCCACGCAACAAATGCCGACTTTGCAAGCTACGTCGCCAACACCTCGAGCAATCAGATCCCATACACAGCGATCACAAATGCGCCATGGTCCACATCGAACTCGACCAACCTGCCGATCACGATCACGGGAACAGCCAACCGGGTCACGGTGTCAGGCTCTCCGGTTTACCTTGGCGGAACGGTTACGCTGTCAGGTCCGCAGGACTTGAACACAAATTCATCGCCGCTCTTTTCCGGCGTGAAGCTGTCGGGGTTGAGTCCGAGCAAATTAACGCGGACGGATTCAAACACAAACCTGGCATCGGCGGCGACCGCTGGAACCTTGTCATTTGACGGGACGACTTTGACCGGGCTCGGGATTCTTACCAATAACGGCGCCGGAACGAACAACACCTTTACCACACCGGCGATTATTGGGAAGGCGACGGTCAAGGGCATCGACGGGGATGTTTTAGGATTGGGCGGCGGTCCGTTTGACACGCTGCCGGATGTTTCCGCGTATGGCGGTGGTGGCGTTCTACTGTCTCCGTTGAGTGGCGTTGGGATCTATTTTTACAATCGAACAGCGGGAAGCTCGCCGCACGTAACATGGTATCAAGATTTACGGTCTGGCGTCGGAGGCTCCGAGCTAATCGGGCCGCGCTCTTACTGGCAAAACAACCGCACGGAAAACGGCGCGACCTACACAAGCTATGCCGATTCGATGGGCGGCAGTGCCGGCGCTATGCGCGATCTTCCTTCGCGCGGCAACGAAATTTGGAGCAACCAAAGAAAGCCAGCGTTCGTGATCGCTATCTCTGACGTTTCAACGCACGCAACGAATGCAACTCAGCAAGGAATGACTAACCTGATCAACTCGTTTTATAGCCGTGGTTGGGGTGGGTTGACCAATTACGGCATTCCGTTGGTGTATGACCTGGAAAACTATTGGCTGACGAATCACCGAAGCTCGACCGGAGTTTTGCAATGGAACACCAACAAGTTTCCCATGGCGACGACTCCGAGCAACGTCAGTTATTATCTCGGAACGAACGGGTTTGAGCTGTGGCTGATGATGTATGCCGACACAGCTTCGCCAAGAGGGGCAAACACAGAATACGATATTGACGCGCTGACCGGCGCTACGTCATGGGAATACCCGGACGGTGTAAATAATATTCCTGGCGGTGGACTTATGCAGCCGACCATCACCCCGAATTGGCTGCACGGGGACGTTACAACATTCTACCAGTGGGGGGTTGGCGGGATCACCCTACAGGACACAACTACGCTGGCCGCTTCTGGTATTGGATACGAAGAACAACTTTGGTCAATGTTCGGCAAGGCCAGTTGTTATCCGGGGCCGTTATCTTATCCGAGCGTCCGCGCGGAAGGTCACTGGCAAAATAACTATCCAAATCGCCTGAACAGTCACGGCATGGTTTTGAACTTCCTTTTTCCTCCCGAAAGTCATCCATTCCCCATGGCTATGGAGTATGCGGCGAATGGCGCCGCGCTTGAGAGCGGAAGTTTTCCTGTTGAAGCTGGGACAAGCGGATTGCTAAGGAATTTTATATCAATGCTTCGGGTTTCCGCTTACTCGCTGACGAACTGGATGCCTCATACGATCTACTGGGTCCTTAACTCGGATTACTTGGCTTATGACGGATGGAATTACGGGGATTGTAAAGACTTCCTTTCCGGCGTTGCAATGTCCACGGCTCACGAGTGGATCAGATCAAATGATGGCGGCGCACTCACAAACACCACGCTTCGAGACTTTAGCACGAACGCGAACTATATCAGCATTTGGCAAGACCCGGCGCAAAACAGAATGCACTCTGCATTTTTCGGAGCAACCAATTTGGCGATGGTTAAGCCATTAAGCGACGGGAGTTTCGCGCTTTGGCTTGTGAATGAAGACGCGGCCATAGCCACCAACCTAACGGTGAACTGGTCGCAAGTTGGAATTCAAAGCAACGTCACGGCCAGGGCGGTGGAGATGTGGACCAATACGACGCTCGGGGTTTACACGAATTCTTTGACGGTGAATGTCCCAGCCGCAAGCAGCACATTGATCAAGCTTATCCCGGATGCGCCAGGGATGCAGGCGCTTTACGTCAGCAATTTTTATTCAACACTCATCGAGGGCGACACTTTCCACGGCAAGATCACTATTGTCTCGAATGTTTTTGCAACCAACATTTTCGCCACGAACATTTTCGTAAATGGAAGCCTGAACCTGTCCAACATTGCGGCGAATAAGATATTGAGATCGACAACGAATCAATCTGTCGGCGTCGTGACTGTTGGTGCTGGGTTGGACTTTGATGGCACCAACCTGATCTCTACCGCCAACGCTCTGACCAATCACGACGCGCGCGGCGCAATTGATTTCACAAACACAAGCCTGACGGTTTACGGCGCGTTCACAAATACCGGCTTTTCCAAGGGGACGACGAACTACATGGACAGGCTCTATCTTTCAAACGATGCCGAGCTCTACCGGGAAAGTTCATCTTTTATCAAGTCGGCTCAACCTGGGGACGGCGGATCTATTGGGTTGCATGGTTACGATTTGAAATTCGACAACCGACTTTATCAGGGGGCGACGATGGTGATCTCTGAAAACGCAGACGCGTTTTTGCGGGATTTCACGACAAGGATTGTTTCCGGCCAGAGCTCCAGTTTCACGAATGGCTTTTCTTCGGACGGCAGCCATTACACAAAAATGCCGACGAATACGCCGGGGGATGGCCAGGTGATAACGGCGGTTGGAACGGCAGGAGTGACGAAGTGGGCAACGCCATCGGCTGGAGGATCGTCGGGGACAAACTTCGACAACATCACGGTGACGAACGGCATTGCGAGCCTGAATGGGAACCTCGGTTCGTTGAGTGGCGGGTTGCTTACGTTTGGAAGTCCTAAGTCGGTTACAAATACGACGACCTATAATGTGCAGGCTTTTATTGATGACGACACGGCTGGTGCGGCAACTATAACAGCAGTTTCGATTAACGGTAATTCGGTTGGGAAAGCGTGCCGTTACACCATCCTTCAGCCTGGGGAATACCTGACGATTTCATGGAGTGCGAGCCAGGCTCCGTCGGTGTGGCAGAGGCCGTTTTAGGCCAATCCCAACTGTGAATAATGGAAGCCAAAGAACTAAAAGAAGTGGGGAGGCAAATAGCCGTTGCCATCTTCGAGAACAAAAGCATCGAGGAAACTGTCTTCGGGCTTGGCAAGGTTCTCAGCTATCTCGAAAGCGAGCAGGATAAGCGGCGCAACCTGGAGATTGCCATTCATGAAAACAGCCGTTCAACAAAAATAAACACCGAAAAAATGGAAGAGCTACAACGTCAACTGTGGGGCAGCGTTGAAAAACCCGGAGTCATCCATCAAATCAACTCCATCAAGGAGAACAGTGAGCGCAACAGTAAGTTACTCCGGGGTATTTTCGGCACTATGGGCGCGGCGCTATTGCTGGAGCTTCTTCGGCTTGCCATGACTCACATCAAAATATGACCAACAAAACTCGCAAATGGATTCGCAGCGGCATCGAGGTTTTGATTCATGGCGGAACGGCGGCTATCGTGTCCACGATTGCGGCGGCCAGCATCGACTCGAAAGATTGGGCCTACTTCACGCCGAACTTTTGGAAAATGCTTGGATCGACATTCATGGGGACTGGTGTCGTGAGATTCTTTCAATGGTGGTCAAATAATCCACTTCCGCCGGAGAGCGACAGCAATCCACCGTTCCCCAGTGTCACTCCCGTTGTCAGCTTGAATCCGTTAACCAAAGTTCAAGCCATACCGAAAGATGAGCTGACTCAAAAATAGTGAACTGTCCAAACTGCAACGCGGTCATCCATGAATACGACGAGCACTATAGCAACACTTGGGTTTGTCGGCCTAATCGGATGCTCGACTCCACAAAAAACAGTGACTCACGGCACGCCGTCGAATCACGCAGTGGCGCACGCAAAACGAATGCGCGCACAAAGGCCGTTTCAATCTCCGGCGGGGTTCACAAACATTTCGATTGTCGAATACCAAGGGCTAAGATCCGCGGCGGCTTCGACAACCGATCATCCTTACTCTGAAAGGCAGCGGTGAAATTAAACAAGCCATGAAAAAACTAATACCCATTATCGCGCTGGCCTTCCTGGTTGGTTGTGCCAGCTTCCAAAATACGGCGGGTAAATTACTCGCCAGCACGGCGGCTACCGTTGATGCCGCAATGAAAGGTTGGGCCGCTTACGTTGTCGCTGGCGGTGCTACTGACGACCAGCAAAAACAAGTCCGAGAATCATACGGACGTTATCAACTCGCCATGAAAGGCGCTGAGTCGGCTTACCTCGCCTCGGTTAAGAATGCCGACCGATCAGGCTGGGCCGCCGCGTCTGCGGCATTGACCGCAAGCTCGTCTCAAATACTGGCACTCGTTCAAAGCTTCCAACTGAAAGGAAAAACATGACAGCAGCAATGATCATGCAACTAGTGATCCAGCTCGGGCCGCCGGCGTTCCAACTAATTCAGGATCTCATTGCCGTGTGGCATAAGCCAGATCTCACCCCGGAAGAGGTGAAGGCAATCGTCGAGAAGTCGCAAAAGTCTTACGACGAATATATCGCCGAAGCGCGCCAAAGCATTGGTCCGCCATGATAATCCTCCTCCTGATTCTCGTTCTGTTTTTGGTCGCGGCGTGCTACGCGCGGCTAAAATTGGATCTCGATAACGCAGAGGACCGAATTATCGAGGCTATCGAGGGCGACCGCCTTCGCAAGTGATTGTATGGCACATGGATTTAACACGGCTTGGAGATGTTTCTGGTCACATTTCCTGCCGGCGACTAAACACGACCTGCAAAGATTGGAAGCAATAATTATGGCTACGACTCAAGAACTGATTCAGCAATTGAACGCCGTCAAAGCGGAGCAGCAAGCGAGCGCCGATCAAATTGTCAAAATCGGCACAGAGATTGACGGTCTGCAAAAGACCGTCCAAGACCTGAAAGATGCCTTGGCTAATCAAACCGCTCCCTCTCAGGAGTTGGTTGATGCGGTCAACGCTGTTGTGGCCGGAAGCTCGGCGGTCAAAGCTGCGACCCAAGCCGATGACGACAAAGTTCCCGACGCGTAAATAATCCGGGGCAGACTGGCGTTTTCTCGAATTGAATTCTGGCAGTTTGCCTTTGAAAGCCAGTCACCTCGGCAACTGTTTTGCCGGGGTTGGCTGGCTGAAAAGTTTTAATGATTAAAATCCTGATAATGGCCGCGCTGGTATCGTCAGATGTTCCACCGCCGCCTCCCGGCTACGTTCCACCAAAGACAAAGTTGATCTCCCCGAAGGCCGCGGATCTGCAATCGGGATCGGCAATGGTCAAGGCGGCCGCAATTCCCGCCTTCGTTCCCCCTTCTGGCTTCGTCATAACCAATATCACGGTCGTAAACGGCCAGGTCTCGCTCGCTTGGCAAAAAGGCACAAATACCGGCTTATTCCAGGCTGAAGGTGCTATCGAGCCGTCAGGACCATGGCTTGCGCAAGGACTTCCGACCACGGGGAACAGCTCTAGCTTTCCAGCCAGCATTTGCCACTACTGGCGCGTAATGGCCACAGCGGCCGTACAGCCGCCGCAAACCACTTGGGCCAAGCGTTTAGGCGGATCCGGTACAGACTTCGGCTGTGTCGTGACCACTGACGCCATTGGCAACGTGCTTGTGGCCGGGGTATTCGAAGGCTCGGTTGACTTCGGAAGCGGCACGCCATTGGCCAGCGCCGGCGGCTACGACGTGTTTCTAGCGAAATACACACCTACAGGCACCCACCTTTGGTCAAAACGCTACGGCGGGGTAAATAGCGAAGTCCCTAAGTGCATTGCGCAAGACTCGCTGGGGAACATTTTCCTTTGTGGAAGTCTGCAAGGCGGCTCACTGATGAAGCTGGACGCTTTAGGCACGCTTTTATGGACGAAGGGACCAGTCGCCACCGGCTTGCAAAACGTCAATTTCGCAAGTATCGCGACTGACTCGGCTGGCAACGTTATCGCTACAGGGTCGTTTGTGGCCGGCTTCTCGACGCCAATGGACTTCGGCGACGGTCACACGCTCTCGAGCGCTTTTGGCTCCACAGACGCTTTCCTGGCCAAGTATTCCCCGCTGGGCACATGCTTATTTGCTAAGAGTTTCGTCAATTTCGGCGATACAGAATACGGCACCGGCGTCGCCACGGACCATTCGGACAACATTTTGCTGGCCGGTTACGCCTTTGCTGGCATTGACCTCGGCGGCGGCGACCTTGAAAATGGGGGATATGGCGCCTATGGCTACCTTGCCAAGTTCTCACCTGCAGGCGCTCACCTTTGGTCACGAAAGACTGGCGATAAAGCCGCTGGAAGTCCGACGGCCGCATTTTCACGCACTCGCGGCATAAGCCTGGACAGCAATGGCGACGTGGCTATCTGTGGGGATTGGAATTATCAAGCGGACTGGGGAGGCGGGCCCGTAGTCGCGTCAGCACCCAATGCCAACGGCTTTGTGGCGAAGTATGCGAATGGGGATGGTCACTATCTCTGGGCGTCGATTATAACGGGAAACCTGAATATTACACCGACTTCAATGGCGACGGACGGCCAGAACAACGTTGTTTTGACCGGGGTATTCAAAGGCACTTACAACTTCGGCGGCCAGACGATAACCACAACCGGCCAATGGGACATTGATGATTGCTTCGTGGCTAAGTATTCCGGCTCAGGTAGCGTCGTCTGGGCTCAACACTTCGGCGGCACCAGTGGCGATAATGGGAACTCGATAGCGGTGGACCTCGCTGGCTATCCGTTTGTCACTGGCGCTTTTCAGGGAACGGGGAATTTTGCCGGTCAAACGCTGGTGACCGCTGGCGGGTTGGATGCGTTTTTGATTAGGGTTGCGCCGTGATCTTATTCGCTGCCGGATTTTTAACCGCTATTGCCGTCGAAGTGTTTCTGCTTTGGCTTGGACTCAGGCGTTGCGACCGGCGTCCGCACGGCTAATGCAACCGACACCACCCTTCCACGTATCTCCAACTTGCCCGGACCGTCCAAAAGCAGGACAAGACGTTCGGCGCACCGTCTTATTTTCCTCCTCGTTAGCTCGCTCGTGCTGTTGATCGTGAACCCTCGGCACTCGGCTAAGGCGGCTTTGAAGCCGAAAAAGCCAGCGCGGTAACGTCGATACACTTCGTCGGGTGCGCGGGATACGCGGAGGATTTCGGAGATGCGTGGGTGTGGAAAATGTTTCTCAAGCAACTTTCTTACCTCATTATCACTCAACTGGTTTTGGCGAATGAGATCGCACATGCGCATGTAGAGGCTATGTATGGCTTCGCAGCCTTTGACGAGGGTTTCAGCTAAAGAGGACAACTCCCGAGCGGCTGAAACTGTGTCGTGTTTTTGAATTGTCCAGCGTGACGGAAACTCTACGATAGTGGGTGCGCAAAGGTCCATGTAACGTGTCATTACGTCGGCGTACGAAGCAGGGTGCGTGCCGTTGTTTGACTTTGAAACCGCGTGAACATTGGGGAATTATTTTCGCTTCGGGAATTTTCTTACATTGTCCGTAATATGCTCAAATTTGCGCTGAAGCACCCCAATGGTGCGACCGTCACTTCCAGATCGCGCTCGCGCTCCAACTAGCCGCGATCCTTTTAAGCTGCGATACGATACCCGTCCAGTTGGAGATCGGGTTGATTAAAAGACAGTTCCTTTAGTGCCTGGGTTTGCTTGTAAGCCAGTTCCGCTATCACCTTTTTTCCGCATTCCCGCATGGCTTCATTGAGTATTTGCGCCATTGTCAGGCCTGCGCTTTGCGCCTTGTCCACCATCTCTTCAACGTCGCGATCTGGCTCAAAGGAATAGATCCGACGCTTCTTTTTTACCCCGTCCTTATTTTTCACAAGTCCAAATGTGCATGAATTGCATTACAAGTCAATGCAAATCTACCATACCTAAAAAGTATAGTGGGAAATGAAATAATCCTTGCATGGCACGCATGACATGCCTTATACGTCATGCATATGAGTGAAAACGCGGATAGAAACAAAAGGGTAATCAAGAGTTTTGAACCAGACCCGGACGTGCGGGCCATGCTTGATCGCGCGGATAAGGACGGGATCACGCTAGTCCACATCTGCAATGAGGGGGTGCGTGCTTGGCTGATAAAGAAGGGTTACGCGCGGAAACAGGACCAATTGGAAATGGCAAAAGCGGCCTAATCCCCTGCCCTGCTGAACTGAACGGCAATGGACATTTTATCCATTAAGATCCCTCCCCGGACTCGAAAGGAGTTTGGCGACCTGAAGGCGCTGGCCGCGAGCATTAACGAAGTCGGCCTGCTTCACCCCATTGTTATCGACGGCAAAAACAACCTGATCGCCGGTGAGCGCCGATTGCGCGCTGCGGCCTTGCTTGGATGGAAAGAAGTTCCGACGCGGATCATTGCCAAGCTGGACGATGCCTTGTTGGCGTTAAGTGCCGAGCGGGACGAGAACACTTGCCGCGAACCGTTTCGGCCTACCGAGGCCGTGGCGATGGGTGAGCGGTTGGAAAAGCTTTTGAAGCCGCTGGCGGAAAAGAGGAGAGAAGAAACTCAAGGCAGACCAAAAAATGGTTCAAAAAGAACTGCCGGAAATTTACCGGCAGTTTCCGAAACCCGAGATGCTGTTGGGTCCGCTGTCGGCATGTCCGGCAAAACCTACGAGGCCGCGAAGTCTGTAGTTGAAGCCGCAAAGCTAAACCCTGTTCTCGCTCCGGTCGTGGAGGAAATGGATCGGACTGGAAACGTCAATCGAGCCGTCACCGCGATAAGGCAACACAAGAAACTTTCTACAACTCCGGTCAAGGTTGAAACCCCCGGCTTCCCCGACGGTCCATTTCGCTGTGTCGTTATCGATCCCCCTTGGCCAATTAAAAAGATCCAATTCGACCGCAGGCCGGTGGAAAAAGAGTCAATGGATTACCCCACCCTTTCACTTGATGAGATAAAGGCGCTTCCAGTGAACCGCCTATGCAATCAGGACGGCACGCACGTTTATCTATGGGTGACGCACAAGTTTCTACCGTTCGGGCTCGAACTATTTGAAGCCTGGGGGGTTCGTTACGAATGCCTTTTGACGTGGAACAAGCGAACCGCGCAGCCGTTATGGTGGCGCTTCACAACCGAGCATTGCCTTTTCGGAAAGGTTGCCAGCTTGAGTCCACTGAAAAAGGGTGAGGACGTAGCTTTCGATGCGCCACAGCAAAAGCACTCACACAAGCCGGAACAGTTTTTCGATCTGGTAAGGCGGGTTTCGCCAGAGCCGCGCCTTACGATGTTCGATGGCAAAAGGGAAGGCTTTGAAAGTTGGGGGATGGTTCATGCGTAATCACACTAACTTTTTAGGCTCATTCAAGTGGGCGCAAACCTGGATACCCAAAATAGCTCCCATTCTCGGTCGTTACGCATTTAGAGAGTCCACATTTGAAGAGGACACAAAGGAAGCGACCGATCTAATAGTGCTAAGGGCCGAGGGATTGAGGGTTGCCTGCAGGGTGCGTAAGCCGGGTTACGTTGAGAAATACGCCGGAGAGATTACGATCACCACCCGCCGCGAGACTGGTTCTCCCTGCGAGTGGGATAAGCTGGATCGTGCTGACTGGCTTTTCTATGCGCACGCAACCAAGGAGAATATCACAGACGAAGGCGCGAGACTTTGGCCTTACACAATTATTGACGTAAAAAAGGCACTCCCGAAATTGAGGGAACTAAAAAACAGGCTTCCCGAGCAACCGAATAGGGATGCTCTCGGAAAGCGTTGCTTCTTTACCGCCTTCCGGGTTGCCGCACTTGATCCCGGTTGTTTTATTTACAAGCCGATTCTCGGAATCGTGCCAGCGAAGCCAATGGCGGTGAACGGAGGCGGAATGCTTCAGATCGCACGCAAGGAACTACCGGAACCACCGCGCAACGCCGTTCAGGAAATGCTGAATTTCCCGACAGAGAAAATGCAACTCGCCTAACCCCATGCTCACCCTCCTCATAACCGTCGAAGAAAAGTCATGACCGAAGAACCTAAAACAGAATTGCGCGGACCCGAATTGCTCAAGGCCGCAGTGAATCAAATTTTACTTCACCCCGAGACATGGAATCAACGTTCGTGGCATTGCGAAACTAGGCATTGTATCGCCGGATGGTGCCAGGTTCTCGGCGGTAAAACTCAAAGCGATGGTGCTCAATCTGACATGCGCGATCTGGTTGGACTGTCTCACCATGAGGCGGTATGGCTCAGCGAACCACACCGATCGCTGTCTGAAATTTACTTCTTTGCAAAGGACATTTTAGGAAACCGCGCTGGCTTCGACCGCGATGGCTTCAACCGCGATGGCTTCGACCGCGATGGCTTCAACCGCGATGGCTTCAACCGCGATGGCTTCGACCGCGATGGCTTCAACCGCGATGGCTTCAACCGC